GCAAGATGTTGATGTTTGGCGTGAGAGGCTTCCGCGTTGGGCGTGATCTGGAAAGTGCGATTGAGGAATTTACGGACGCGGCTGGCATGAAGGCAAAGGAAATGGCGGCCAATCCGCAGCCGTCGCCGGAACAGATGAAGGCAGAGGCGGAGCAGAAGAAAACGGATGCCGAACTGCAAAAGACCAATCTGGAAATTCAGTCCCGTCAGCAGGAAATGGCGCACGAAAAGCAAATGAAGGGCATGGATATTCAGATCAAGCAGATTGAACTGAATATGAAGATGATTGATTCAATGACCGAGGAAACGACCGATCCTGTAACGGGCAAGAAGTCCAAGCGCGTCAATCCTGAAATGGGTTCGATGCTGGAAGCCCAGCAGCGGCAGACAACTGCGATGGAACAGCTTGCTAGGGAATTGCGCCGCATGAACGCGCCGCGGTCGGTCAAGCGGGATGCGAACGGAAAGGCGATGCAGATTGTAACGGAAGAACCGCAAGAGGAAGCGCCGTTGCAGCCTACGGATCAGTTGACGGGGATTTTGGGCGCGGTTCAAGAGGCGGTGGCGAATAGAACGCAGCCGAGGCAAGTCTAATGGCTACCCTTAACATTGCCCGCTGTTTTACCAGCACGGTCGGCACCGGCAACATTCAGCTAGGCAATGCAGTTCCGGGCTTTTTGAGTTGGGATGACGCGGGGGCTGTAAACGGCACAACCTATTCCTATGGCTTACAGGTCTATAACGCGAACGGGACTGTAAACGCGAGTGAAGCCGGAACGATTGTTTTCAATACCGGAGGCTTGCTGACCAGCCGCACGGTTACAAATTCCACAAACAGCGGCAATCCAATTTCGCTTCCGGCAGGGGCGACCATTCACATTTACACGACGATTCTTGCTGCTGATATTCCGGTCAGTGCTGGAACGGTCACGAATGTCAGTGCGGGCAATCTCTCGCCGCTGTTTACCACGAACGTAACCAATCCAACGACTACGCCTGATATTCAATTCAGTCTGACCAACGCGGCGGCCAATACTTACCTTGGCAACGCGACGGGCGCACCGGCAGCGCCTTCCTATACCGCAGCGGGCGCACTGACGAAGGTTGACGATACCAACGTCACGCTAACGCTTGGCGGCGCACCTACTACGGCCCTACTCACGGCGGCGAGCCTTACGCTTGGATGGACTGGACAGTTAAGCCTTGCGCGTGGTGGTACGGCTGCCAACCTGACGGCATCGAATGGCGGTCTGGTTTATTCGACGGCGGGCGCGTTGGCGATTCTTTCTGGGACGGCCACGGCCAATCAAATTCCGCTTTCCGGTGCTAACGCGGCTCCGTCATGGTCAACCGCGACATATCCGGGAACGGCAGCGCAGGGAACGGTTCTCAATGCTTCGGGGTCGAATGTTATTGGCGCTACGGTCAGCCCGACGCTAGGCGTGCAGCAGACTACGCGGGGCAGTTTGATCCTTGCGAATACGGCTGCTGGTGCTTTCCCGGTTACGGTTCAATCGTCCAATTCTACCACGGCGGCATGGACGTTGACGCTCCCGGTTGATGCGGGGACGAATACTTACGTTCTGACGACAAACGGAAGTGGCGTAACGTCATGGGCTGCACCGGGCGGGGGCGGCGGCACGCCGGGCGGTTCGGACACGCAAATTCAGTATAACAACGCGGGGGCTTTTGGGGGAATTACCGGGGCGACCTCGGACGGCACGAACGTCACGCTAACCAGCCCGCGAATTACCACGGATGTTCGGCCTTCATCAAATGACGGTGCTAGCCTTGGCATTTCGGGAACGGCCTTTGCGGATTTGTTTTTGGCATCCGGTGGGGTGATTAACTGGAACGCGGGTAACTACACAATCACGCATTCGGCTGGCGTGCTTACGTTTGCGGGCGCTCAGACGATCACAAGCACAAGCGCCACGGCTTTCGTTGTGGGTGCGAATGGCACAACGAATCCGGTTCTGACCGTCAATGCCAATACGGCGTCTGTTGCTACGGGCGTTTCGGTTACGGGCGCGGCTGCGGCTGGCCGTGCTGCTATTGCGGTTACATCGTCTGGCACGGATGAGGGTCTAAGCGTTGATGCGAAAGGTGCTGGAACAATCCGCCTTGGCGCAACGTCCACTGGCGCGGTTGAATTTTCGCGAAATGCTGTTCCCACGGCGAGTGACGGTTCTGCGCTTGGCACAACGGCGCTTCAATGGGCCGATTTGTTCCTTGCATCTGGCGGCGTGATTAACTGGGCGAATGGCGGCGCTTCGATTACTGGCGTTTCCACGTTGCTTACTTACAGTGCGGGCGCGGGCGGTGCGCATGAGTTTACTGGAACAGGCGGCTTGCGGCCATCATCGAATGATGGCGGCCCGCTTGGCTCTACCGCTCTTATGTGGTCTGACCTGTTCTTGGCGAGTGGTGGGGTAATTAATTTCAATAACGGCAATACCACGCTTACCCAAAGCGCCAATACTCTAAAGCAAGACGTGAACACCAACGGTAACGGCACGTTTGAAGTCGCCAACGCGAGTACTGGCGCAAGTTCTATTGGTCGTTTTGTTGCCTCGACCGGAACGGCCAATGCTTTCACTACGTTTGAAACAAACGATAACTCTGGTTCTCCGTTTTCCAGAATCAATGTTGGTTCTGCTGTTTCCGATTTGCGTCTTTCGACAAACGGGACTGTTCGCGCGTCTGTAAGTTCAAGCGGCCTTCGATTGGGGACGGCAGGAACTACGCTTGGTGCATTGCTGTTCTCAGGCAACACGTCTGGCACTGTCACCATGCAATCGGCTGCTGCTGCCGGTACTTGGACGATGACGTTGCCCACAACGGGCGGAACTAGCGGCTATTTCCTTCAGACGAACGGTTCAGGTGTAACCACTTGGGCGGCTGGTGGTGGTTCTGGCGGTATTACCCAAATTGGAAGCACGCTGAATCCTACGTCTGGTTCGAGCGTTGCATGGACTTCGATTCCGGCGACTTATGCGCAGCTAGCAATTTATGTAACGGGCGTCAGCTTTACCGGAACATCCACGCTGAATATTCGTCTATCGACCAACAACGGTTCTTCTTACGACAGTACGGTGGCTAACTATCCAAAATTTTATTGTGATACTGGTTCTGTTGTTACCTACAGCGAGTCTTCAGCTAGCGTAGCCGCACAACCGTCGCAAACGGCGGCAGCAACCGGCGTCTATTCTGTGATTTTAAGTGGCTATCAATCTGGACCTTATACCCAATATGAATTTTGGGTTGAGCTTTCTACCGGATCAATTCTTTTGGGTTCAGGTTACTTTAAATCCACAAGTGCTATTGACGCAATCCAGATCAGTACGCCGGGAACATTCGACGGCTCCGGTACTGCCGCATTGTATGGGATCAGCTAATGAAAGAAGTCATCTGTGATTGTTCGGGCCACGTTAAGGGTGAGAATGGTGGTGGAAAAATAATTACCCGCACCATGACGAAGGAAGAACATGATGCCTTGGTTGCTTCGTTTGTCCAGCCGGAGCGGCCAAAATCACAACTGGAAATTTTGCAAGAGAAAGTTGCTATGCTTGAAGCGAAGCTGAAATGACATGCTTGGATTTGCTTCCGTTGGCGAACTTACACTTGGGCAAGTCCCCATTGAATTTCCCCCTCAGGTCTATCTTGTCGGGGATGTTGGGGCTTTCGTTGAAGAACAAGAGCGTGTTCAAAAGCGTAGGTTCAAGCGCGAACAGGAAGAACGAGTTTCCCGGCGAATTGCAATCGAGGATGCGGTCTATGGGCCTCCGATTGAATTTGTCTGGAAGGGAAAGCCCGTCAAATCCAAGACCATTCCCACGGCTGAACTGGCTGATGTTTTCGTGGATGCTCAGGCGAAGCGGAAACTATTGGCTAAACAAAAAGAGGATGAAGCCGACGAGGAAAGGCTTGAAAAACTACTGTTGGAGTTGTGATGCCGCGCTATCGAATGTGTAAGGGACACCCGTATGCGGATGAGGATGGTTGGGTGGATTATGAGGATTTGGACAAATGGGAAGCGCCGAAAGCAAGCACGGCTCCCTATGTCCAGTCAGACACTATGGCAGCACTGGTTCATCACGGTACGGGGAAGGTAACGGATTCCAAATCGCGGTTTCGCACCATGACCAAGGATTGCGGGCTGGTTGAATTTGGAACGGAAATGCCCAAGCCGTCCGGGCCGGTTAAATTAAGCAAGGAAAAGCGCAAGGACGATATTCGCAAGGCGGTTTATATGCTGCGCAACGGCTATAAACTTGATTTCCACAATAACTAGGGGTAATAAGAAATCATGTCACAAGAACTAGCCGACACACAGGTTAGCGAACAGACAACGGCTGTTGTTGAGCCGTCCGGCAATGTTGAAACGCCGGTAACGGAAAAGCGTTCCGAACCCTCCGATAAAAAGCCTTCTGTGCGCGAGGCAATCCTTGCTGCCAAGGCTGAAGTTGAAGAAAACGAAAAGAAGCGCGGCAATCCGTATAAGGCCGCAGATGGGAAATTCACCAAAAAGCCGCTGGAAGCGAAAGCGCCCGTTGAGGCTGCGCCAGCGCAGGAATCCGAAGTCAAGACGGAAGTTGCTCCCACGCCTCAAGCAAAAGAGCCGCCGAAGTCATGGGCCAAGGAAAAACACGCAATCTGGGCTGGCCTCACGCCGGAAGCCCAAGACCTGATCCTCTCAAGGGAAGCACAGGTTAACGAAGGCTTTGCCAAGTACCAAGGAATTGAACCCAAGTTCAAGGAACTGGACGCTGTTCTCTCTCCCCTCGACCCCATGATTTCAAGTTATGGGACGACACGCGGGCAGTTTGTGAAACAGCTTACTGACTGGCACATGGCCTTATCGAACAATCCGCTAGAAGCCTTTCCGGCTTTGATGCGGGCATACGGATTCAACCCTCAAGGTTCGTCCGCCCAACCTTCCAACGACTTGATTGACCCGCTGCGCCCCGTACTCTCACAGTACGAACAGGGCATTTCGGAAGCCAAGCGCGAAGCCCAAGAGGCTCGCCGCGCACTGGACGAAATGCAGCGTTCTCAGGTTTCGCGCGACATTGCAAAATGGGCTGAAGGCAAGCCGCATTATGAGAAAGTCCGGCAACAGATGGGGTTGCTTATCAAAAGCGCCGCAGAGGTTGGGCAGGAACTTTCCCTTGATGACGCCTATGATCAGGCGGTTTGGGCTAATCCTGAAACCCGTGATGCACTGAAAAAAGCGGAATTTGAAGCGCAAGTGAAGGCGCAGAAGGAAGCCGCCGAAAAGGCAAGGATTGCAGCCATTTCCGCAGGGACGCGCTCACCAGCCGCCCCTGTACCGAATGGAGCGTCCAAGCCGGACGGCAGCGTTCGCGGTTCAATCAAAGCGGCGATAGCGGAAGCAAGGGCAAATGGACGGGCCTAACTCAAATGGAGTTAGACCATGGCCTTTCCCGGCCTTAGTGAAATCGTAACGACTACGCTCCGTAACCGCACGGGGCAGCTTGCCGACAACATGACGCGCAACAACGCGCTGCTCATGCGGCTTAATCAGCGCGGTCGCATGAAAACCTTTTCAGGCGGTCGCACCATCGTTCAGGAATTGAACTACGCGAATAACCAGACTTACCAGTGGTATTCGGGCTATCAAGTTCTGAACATCGCGCCTTCACAGACGATGACGGCGGCGGAATTTCCGATCCGTCAGTCTGCGGTAGCCGTTTCCATCTCCGGGCTGGAAGAACTCCAGAACTCCGGCGAGGAAGCGATTATCGACCTTCTCGAATCCCGCATTGAAAACGCGGAAGATACGTTCATGAACGGTCTTTCGCAGGGCATCTACGGCGATGGCTCCGTGACGGGTTCGGTCGGTGGCTTGCAGTTGCTTGTTGCCGACACGCCGACTTCCGGTACGGTCGGCGGCATCTCCCGCACTACTTGGACGTTCTGGCAGAATCAGTATTTTTCTGCTGCTACGGACGGTGGCGCTGCGGCTTCTGCTGCGAACATTCAAAGCTACATGAACCAGCTTTGGCTGCGTCAGGTGCGTGGCCGTGACTATCCTGATCTGATCGTCGCGGACAATAACTACTACAACTACTACTGGACTTCGCTTCAGGCGATCCAGCGCATTGGTTCGGAAACTGGTGCGGGCAAGTTCGGTTCGCTCGAAGGCTTCCAGTCGCTAAAATACAACACGGCTGACGTTGTGTTGGACGGCGGCTTCCAAGGCTATTCGACCGATCCGCTTCCGGCGCAGCTTTCGTCAAGCACTTCTGGGCTTGGCGGTATTCCGGCCAATCACATGTATTTCCTGAATACGAAATACATCCACTGGCGTCCTCACTCCAAGCGCAACATGGTCCCGCTCGATCCGGATCGGTTCTCCGTGAACCAAGATGCGATGGTCAAGCTGATCGGTTGGGCTGGAAACATGACGCTTTCCAACGCCTTCCTTCAGGGCGTGTTGAAGGCATAAGGGGAACATCATGGTACAGACGAACTTCTCAACTGAAAACACCGAAGGCATTGATGTTCTTCAGACGTATGACATCAATACTTCAACGCCGGAATATCCGGGGCCGCCTTTCGAGGTTGGCCAGATGGTCATGGGCAACGATGGTAGCCAGTGGATTTTCTGCCTCGCGTCCACGACTGTTGCGGCTTACTACGCGGTCGGCATTGATAGTTCTTTCAATGCAAATCCGCTTACTTCCACGATGGCGGCTTCCGGCCTTTCGGTAGGATGGGCGCAGGTAGCCGTTGACGGTGGGGATTATTTCTGGGCTGGCCTTCAGGGCCGTGGTTCATTCAGCATTGCGGTTGCGGCTTCTTGTGCTGCTGGCGCTGCGCTTTACACCACGACCACGGCGGGCGTTCTGGACGATTCCGCCACGGCAACTCAGACTTTGATCGAGGGCGTTGTGATTGTTACCACTCAGGCATCCACTACGGGCTTGGCTGGTACTCCGGCAATCGCGACTTATCCTCGCGCGGCTGAGTAATGGAAGTAATGCACCATAACGAGGTCGGGGGAGAAATCCCCCGGCTTCGGCGTGTCGCAGCTACATCCCGTATGGCGATGGAGCCTGAAAAGGTATTGGCGAACGTCGAAAAGTGTTTCGCCCGCGATCTTCCACGGTTTCACAACTTGCCGGAATTTTTCAAACTGAAACGGGAAGAACCGCTGTCGATTGTTGCTGGGGGCCCTTCGCTGAAAAAGACGCTGCATGAATTGAACGAACTGAAAGACACGATCATGGTTTGCGGTTCGGCGCATGACCATGTGATTAGTCTGGGGTACGTCCCGCGCTATTGCGTTGTGTGCGATCCAGACCCAATCATGGTGAACTATCTAAAGAACCCGCACCCTCGCACAACGTATTTGATTAGTTCGCAATGCGATGAAAATCTTTTTGATGCATTGAAGCACTATGCTGTAGCGGTTTGGCATTCTGGGGGAGTTGAATCAAAGGAAGAAGAAGAAAGGATTTATCGCGGTGAACCGAGAATTGGTGGTGGCTGTACCGTAACGCTGCGGGCTATCCCGCTTGCGATCATGCTTGGGTACGGCAACCAGCATTTCTTTGGTTTTGATTCGTGTTTTGATGGTGACGAACATCACGCCTATTCGGCGGAAGATGTTTCACCGCCCGTTGATGTTCGGGTTGGGGTCAACGGGAAGGTTTTTCATGCTTCCACCTACATGCTCGCACAGGCCGAGCAGTTCAAGACACTTTGCCTGAAGGGCTACGGGCATCTTTTCACACCGACGATCCACGGCGATGGGCTGATCGCTGAAATCATGAAAGAGGGCTACAGAATGGCAGGAGAAGCCGCATGAGTGAGTTTACAGAGTTTCAGCCGTTTTCTGCACCGAATCCCAACGCGATGCTAACGCGCGGGTATGACGTTGTTTCGTCTGGTCCGCAGGATGCGAATAAGATTGTTGCGTTCAAATATGAGAAGGTTCCGAACGCAAAAGCCAGCCGCGATTCCGGGCGTCCGGTTTATGACAACAAGATTTTTGTCATGATCCATGAGCCGGGGGACAAGCTGACAACGATTGAGCGCGAGGCTTCAGACGATGACAAGCGCCGCTGGCCGCAGCAATGGGCGCAGTTCATGCAGGGTGCAAAACAGGTTGCCCAAGGCGCACCATTGCATCTTCTGTTCCCGGACAATCCTGCAATCGTCGCTAATCTGAATAACTACAACATCCAGACGATTGAGCAGCTTGCAGCGTTGCAGGCGCACGGCATCCAGACGGTAGGGATGGGCTGTCAGGAATGGGTGAACAAGGCTCAGGCTTGGATTAAGCAGGCTGAAAAGGGCGTGGACTTTCACAAGTTCCAATCCGAACTGAAGCAGCGTGACGATATGATCGCGGCACTTCAGGGACAGATTGCTGCTTTGAACGCGCAAATGACGGCAATCGTCCAGAACCGGACGCCTACGAATGTCATGCCGGATATGACGAATTTCGACATTGCCGACAGCATGATCCAGAACACGCATGAACTTGGAAACGTCAGCAATGTAGTTGCATTGCCTGATTTGGGACAGGTTGAACCAAAGAAGCGCGGATGGCCTGCGGGAAAACCGCGTGGACCGCGTAAACCAAAGGAGAGTTAAATGGCTGCACCGATCACTAGCCTTATGAATTTCGGAATGGCTCCGCAGCTTGCGGGCCTTCTCGGCAATACTGTAACGGCGCTGACTTGCACCGGCACATCTGCCGGAACGGCTGCGAGCGTTACGTCCCGCGTGGTCCGTCTGGTTCCGGCATCGTCTCAAACCGGAGCGATTATCCGCGTTGATCCGGTAACGGGACTAGGCGCACCCGGCGATGTGTTTTTCTTCTCGAACGCGGAAAGCACAACGGCGGTTGTCTATCCTCCCACGGGAGCGACGATTACCGGCGCGGCTTCAATCTCCATTGCCCAGAACAAAAACGCGATTGTCTGGGTAGTTTCTTCCACGCTGCTTTATCATGTGATCCTTGCATGACGCTGCTTGAAGCCGTCCAGACGGCATGTGGTGAATTGGGCCTAACGCAACAGGCTCAGGCAACTTCCGTTGTCGGTTCGCAAGACCCAACTCTTTTGCAGATGTATAACCTTGTCAATCGGGAAGGGGATACTCTGCAAAAGGAAGCCGACTGGACGAATATGCAGTATCTAATGGAGTTCACCACTACGGAGCCGGAGACGACAACCGGCGACGTTACATCCGGTGGAACTACTATCACGAACATTCCCGATACGAGCGGTCTGGTAGCGGGCGCGTTTGTGGTTTCCGGCGATGCGTTGGTTTCGTACACGCGCGTTACGGAAATTCTTTCGTCAACATCCGTAACGATTGATACTCCGGCGACCGAAGCGCAGACGGGAATGGAGATAGTATTCTCGCGCGATACCTACAATTTCCCGACTGACTTTTCCCGGTTTATCAATAATACGTTTTGGGACCGGACTAATCGCTGGCAGATACTTGGGCCGGATAGTCCGCAGATTGATGAGTGGCATCGTTCGGGAATTGTCGTTACGGGCCCGCGCCGTCATTTCCGTCAAGTGGGGAATAAGCCGCTCGCCATGAGGCTCTGGCCGCCTCCCGGTACTACGGAAAACACGTTTACGACCGCTTGTGAATACATCACGAAAAACTGGGCGGTTGATGCGGACGGCAACGGCATTTCCAAAATGACCGCTGACGATGACGAATTTCGCGTTGACGATCAGGCGGTCATTCTTGGTCTGAAATGGCGCTGGCTTCAGGCAAAGCAGCTTTCCTATTCCGCGCAACAGGCTGAATACAACGATTATGTGCGGGCTTTGGTAGCGAGGGACGGCGGAGCGCGGACGCTCTCAATGGCTCGCTATTTTGAGCCGTACCTAATCACTAGCAGTCAGGTCCAAGACGGAAACTACCCATCGGGATAATGTAGGATGCGTAACACGGCAGTAGCACCTTCCCGATACAAGCGGTTCATCCCTAACACGGGATTTATTACCAAAACCGCTTCTATCCCCGCTTCTGTCGGCGGGTGGGATACTATTTCCGGTTTGGCGCAGATGCCGGAAGATCGTGCAGTCCAAATGGACAACTGGATTCCGCGAACTGGCTACTTGGAAATTCGGCGCGGCTTTATCGAGCATTCCGATACGGGAACTGCCGAGCCGGTTGAAACCTTGATGGCCTATAACGGAATTGGCACGGAAGAGTTGTTTGCAGCTTCCGATGATAAAATTTGGGATGTGACGGCATCCGGTGCCGGGGTGGATACTGGCGTTACGCTTACGGACAATCGCCTGCAATACACGAATTTCACCAATGAAAGTTCTGCGCAGAATTATCTTGTTTGTGCGAACGGTGTTGACGATCCGAAAATTTATGATGGCTCTACTTGGGCGAACATGACCATTACCATTCCGACTTATTCGGATTCGGATGTAGTGCAGCCGCACGCGCATCAGGGAAGGCTTTGGCTTGTTCTCGCCCAGTCGAATGAGGTTGCTTATCTTCCATTGGGTGCGATTGCCGGGACGGCCACAATCTTCCCGCTTGGCTCTTTCATGTCGATGGGCGGTTACATCATGGCTATGGCGTCATGGTCCGTCGATACGCGGCAGACTGTAAACGACTACGCGGTATTTATTACATCGCGCGGACAGGCAATCGTGTTTATGGGGAATGACCCGGACACGAATTTCGCACTTGTGGGTGTCTATAACTTTGGGCCGCCGATTGGACGCCGCTGTTACCGGGAAGTTGTGGGCGATGTTTTCCTGCTGACTTTGGACGGCATTATTCCCATGTCATCGGTTGTGCAGACGGATCGGGCGGCATCGAGGCGTGTTTCGCTTTCGAGGGAAATTGACGGCGCTTTTGCAATCGCATCCTCGCAATACAGTTCGCTATTCGGCTGGCAGATTATCCAGTATCCGAAGGGTTCGCTTGCGATTGTAAACGTGCCTCAGGTCGAAAATCAGCAGGCAATCCAGTTTGTGATGAACGTAACGACCGGAGCATGGTGCCGCTTTGTCGGGATCAATGCTAACTGTTGGGAAACGCTCGCGTCGAACAATACGATTTATTTCGGCGGCAATGACGGAGTTGTTTACCAATGGGATACGGGTTCCGGCGACGGCGATGAAGCCATTACCGCAACAATCCAGACCGCTTTTAATTACCACGGTGACAAGGGCCGTCTGAAAAACTGGACGCTGATTAGGCCGATTATAACCAGTGACGGTTCGATCATTCCCGGCGTTGGTTTGAACATCGACTTTGGCAGCGGTGCGTTTGTCTCAACGCCTACCGCGATTGATAACATGTCGGCTCAATGGGACGAATCGCTTTGGGATACTGCTACATGGCCGCAGGAAGGATTGACCTCGGCAACGTGGCAGTCAGTCTCTGGGACGGGACAGTGCGCTTCTGTCATTACAGAGGTTCAAACGCTTCCCAACGGGACAGCCAATGGCGTGCTTCTACAGTTGAACGGCTGGACAATGAGTTATGAAATGGGTGGCCTGATATGATTTTGTTCGGCTATGACCAGACGGTTGCGGATTGGGCGGCGCAAAAACTGGATTGCGCGTTTCCATCTCTACTTTGCGCCATTGGCTATCTGGACAAGAACGGGAAGCTGGAAGGCGCGTTGGTCATGCACAATTGGTCGAAGCATGATTGCGAGTTGACGTTTTACGGAAAGTTAACGCTAGGCATGGCGAAGGCTTGTGCGTTTATCGGTTTCGTTAGTTCAAATCTTGAACGGCTGACGGTTCGGATACCGCGCGACAAGAAGCACAATCTGAAAGCCATTGTAAAATATGGTTTTCATTGCGAAGGAACACAACGCAGACTATACGGACCTTACAAGCGGCACGATGCGATCTTGTTTGGTTTGCTGCGTTCGGAAGCTGGACGTTTGTTAAGAGGGGTTGAGCATGGGCGCTCCAAAGCCGCCTGATCCAAGGGAAACGGCGAACGCGCAGCTAGACTATTCGCGCAAGGCTGCAACGTCTCAGGCTTACATGAATCAGGTCAACCAGAACACGCCTTTTGGTTCGCTGAATTATTCGCAGACGGGAACGGCCCCGGACGGAACGCCTACGTTTACGGCCACGCAATCGTTTGATCCGAAAATCCAGTCGGTGATTGACGGGCTGATTGGAAGGCTTGACCGTCCAGCTACGGATATGTCGGGCGAAGCAATTACAAATCAGCAGATGGATTTGTATCGCAAGTATATGGACCCGATTTTTGCGCAGCAGAAGGGTGCATTGGATTCGACGCTCTGGAACAAGGGCATCCGTCCGGGTTCTAAACAGTATGAGACTGCACAGAACCTTGAGTCGCGGAATACGAATGATGCGTTGATTAACTTCCTGTTGCAATCGCGCGGTCAGGCGATGAACGAATTGCAGGCAGGGGCAATGCAGCCTTATCAGGAATTGCAGGCGCTTCGTGGCACGCTCGATCCTACGTTTGCACAAACGCCGCAGCAGCAGATACAGACGCCGGATTATCAGGGTGCGGTCCAGCAGAACTACGCGCAGAAGCAAGCGAACTATAATAACATGATGACTGGCGCGTTCGGTATTCCATCTTCGGTGCTTGGCGGATGGGCGCGCGGAGGATTTCGTACATGATCCGCACGCTACTTGATCCAGTAACGCAAGGTGGCGACACGCCAGAACAGGTTGCGCGTTCACGCGCCTATGCGGAAATGTTGATGAGGCAATCGCAGCGCCCCGTAGGTCACTGGACGCAGGGCGTTGCTAATATCATGAACTCTGTCCTTGGTGGCTATACGGATTTTAAGGCAAACGAGGCCGAAACGACTGGCAAGAAACAGGCAATGGACGCGGTTATTTCCGCGCTCACCGGCCAGCCAACTACGCAAGCACCGACGCAACGCGCCGAAGCTCCAATGCCGAAAAGCACGGGCGCTTTCGATCCGGCGGATACGGAGATGCAAGCCGGTCTAATGACGCCGACGAAATATCAGCCGGAAGTTCTTAGCGCGGCACAAGAGCATAAGGTTGATCCGTTGATGCTTGCGCGGGTGCTGAAACAGGAAAGCAATTTTAATCCCAATGCGGTCAGTCCGAAGGGCGCTTCCGGCATTGCTCAGTTTATGCCAGCGACGGCTCAACAGCGTGGCGTCAATCCGCTCGATCCGCAGTCGGCAATTCCGGGGGCTGCAAAGTATCTTTCCGAACTGACAACCAAGTTTGGCGATCCGAGACTAGGTGCAGCAGCTTATAATTGGGGTCAGGGGAATGTTGCGCGGGTAGGCGGTGATATTAGCCGGATGCCAGCGGAGACTAGAAACTATGTTGAGCGTGTAGTGCCGCAGGGTGCTTCCGAGGTTACTCCGTCGCAGCAAGGTGCGGGTTATAATGCGCCGGATCGTGCCGCATTGGCTCAGGTGCTTGGCAATCCTTGGACGCCGCCGGGAGCGCAGCAGGCGGTATTGCAGAAGCTGCTGCCGAAAGAGTCTACTTGGGGGGTTATTGCCGATAGAGATGGAGAGAAAACTTACGGCTGGATCAATCCGGCCAGCCGTTCTGTTGAAGCCGTGCAAGGCATTCCTGTTTCTTCTCAGCCAGAAACCGTTACAAGTCCAGATGGAAAACAAATTCCTATTCCTCCCGGAGTGGATCGGAAGGCCTTTAAGAAAGGAATTACTGATGCAACAGTTGATGCCGCTACTGGGAAGTTTACTGAAGGCCAAGGTAAGGCGCTTCAGTTCGCAAATCGTATGGACGCATCCGAATCTGTTACCCAGAAGTTTGAGGCGGAAGGTACAAAGCTCGGAAATAAAACAGCAGACTATTTGCCGTTCGGAAACTTTGCAAAAACTTCCGAGGCAAAACAGTTTGATACTGCAAAGCGCAATTTCGTTACCGCTCTCCTAAGAAAAGAATCCGGTGCGCTTATATCTCCGGATGAATTTAACCGTTACGATAAAGAGTTTTTCCCGCAGCCGGGAGATGATGCAACGGTTATTCGGCAAAAAAGAGATATGCGTAAACTTGCAATTGAATCTATGAAAAAGGAAGCTGGACCCGCCTACAAAAATCTTCAAAAGGGCGCGCCGCAGGGCGTGGATGCTAAAATCTGGGATGCAATGACCCCGGAGGAAAAAGCCCTATGGAATTAACGCTTGAACAAAAAAGAGCAATGGCGATGGCAGCCGCCCGTATGCGGATGCAAGAGCCTGTTCAAGCGGAAGAACCGTCACTTTCCTTGGGTGAAACGGTGTCTGATACAGTTAAGTCGCTAGGAATTGGTGTGGCTGAAGGTGCGATTGGTCTTGCTGGCCTTCCGGGCCTTATTCAAAAAGGTGCTGGATATCTGAATGACATGCTTCCTGAAAATGTTCGCATGTCACGCGACCCGTCCATGCAGCTGCCGACACCGGATTCAATTCAAAAAGGGATCGAAGAATATACGGGTGAATTTTATAAATCCAAATCCGGTCTAGGCCAGACGGCGAGAACTGTTGGGCAGTTTCTTCCGGGTGCTGCTATTGGTCCCGGTGGGATGGTGACTAAACTTGCGGTTCAAGGTGTTATCCCGGGGCTTGCAAGTGAGGGCGCTGGAAAGCTGACTGAAGGAACAGCGGCAGAACCTTATGCAAGGGGCGGCGCTGCACTTTTAGCCGGTTTAGGTGGCGCTAGGGCAATAACACCATTCCGCGTTCCTGAAGAAAGATTAAATCAAGTCAATGTCCTAAGAAACGAAGGAATTGACGATATAACCGCCGGTCAGGTGACAGGGCGTACCAGCTTGCGGAATTTTGAAAGCGAGCGTGGCGGTCGAGGGGCTGAAAATATCAGCACCAATCAGGGCGAACAATTTACAGCGGCGGCTCTTAGGCGCGCAAACATAGATGCGCCAAGGGCAACGCCTGAAGTAATGGATCAGGCATTTACCCGTATCGGTCAGGAATTTGATCGCTTAGCTGCAAGAAATCCTTTGCAGATTGATAACTTGTTTGCGCATGAAATGGCTGCGGTTCAGCAAGAATATCAACTACTCGCTAATCCGCTTCAACGGCAGGTAGTTAATGAGGCTATCAACGATGTTATCGGAGTTGTGCAGCGGCATAACGGTGTAATTCCCGGAGAAGTTTATCAGACCATGCGTTCGCGGCTAGATCGCGCTGCAAGAGGCGCGGGGCAGGATATTCAATTTCGTGATGCAATGTATGGGATTAGGAACACGCTTGATGAGGCAATGGAGAGAAGCCTTAACCGTACCAATCCTCAAGATGTTGGTGCATGGCGTGAAGTAAGGAATGACTACCGCAATATCCTAGTTCTTGAACGGGCGGCATCTGGTGCGGGCGAAGGTGCGGCGCAAGGTATTTTGTCGCCGTCTGCCTTGAGAAACGCAACTACGTCACAGCATGGGCGCAGGAATTATGTTCGCGGCGACGGAGAATTTGCGGAACTAGCAAGGGCTGGCGAGGCAATTCTAAAGCCGCTTCCTAATTCTGGAACGCCGGGAAGAATGTCCGCACAAATGTTGGGAACAGGTATTCCCGGTGTTGTGGGTGCTATTGGTGGCGTAGGTGCTTCTGGTGGTTATGAGGGTGCAACTCCGGGGTTTCTTGCTGGCGCTATATTGCCTCACTTAATGGGACGGGCGGCAGTATCGCGTCCGGGGCGTACATATCTTGGAAATCAGGTTGCCGCTGGACTAGACCCTCGCCAAGCCGCGCTAATCAATGCGCTTATGGCTGGTAGCCAAGAAGAAAAGCCTAGTGCGGAAACGTGGCATTATCTTATGGGGACGCGGTGATGCTATTTGTTTCTGTGTTTCCCTCTTTGAAAATGGGGAAGTAAAGTGCCGTATAATGGAAGCGGGACGTTCAGTATCGTTAACACGTTCATTCCCGGAACGACGATTGAATCGTCCGCTGTTAACCAGAACTTTTCGGACGTAGCGACGAACGGACTTTCGCTTGTCCTGACCCGCGCGGGCGAGGCTGGCATGACCGCCCCGCTCCCGCTTGCTAACGGCACGGTTTCACTCCCGGCGCTTACCTTTACATCGGACACGAATACCGGGCTTTACCGTTCGGCGGCTGACACGCTTGCGATGACTGCGGGCGGTGTTTTGATTGCAGCCGTTTCGTCCGCAGGACTGACAGTATCCAGCGGGGACTTGATTGTAACGTCCACGGACGCGGGCGCAACGGTCGGTCCTAATCTGGTTTTGTATCGCAACAGCGCAAGCCCGGCGGCCTCGGATGTTTTGGGAGAAGTCAGGTTTGACGGCGAGGATGACGCTGGAAACACACAAACCTATGCTTCAATCAATGCTTCGATTGTGGACGCTACTTCCACATCGGAAGATGGTTCACTCAATTTTGCAACGGTAGTAGCCGGAACGTCTGCGACAAGAGGCTATGTCCGCATTGGCATGGTGATGGGTTCGGCTAGCGGCGGGGATCAGGGGGCCGGGACCATTAATGCGGCTGCACTGTATGACGATGGCGTACAAGTCTTTCCGTCCTTTCCTATGGCGGGTGCGCTTGGGCTTGTGGTTCAAAACAATTCCGGTACGCCAAATTCACAGATGGATATTGATGCTTCTTATGTTGTGATGACGGATTCGAGCAATCGTCCGTTCACGGCCACTAGCGTTGACTTGACGGTTAACTGTGCAACGACCGGGGCGAACGGGCTAGATGCTGGCTCGCTTGCGAACGCAACATGGTACTACTTTTTCATTATTAGCAATGGATCGGCTACGGCTGGACTTGCCAGTACGTCCGCAACGTCACCTACAATGCCGTCTGGATATACTTACAAGGTTCGAGTTGGAGCTTGCGTCACAAATGGTTCGGCGCAGTTCTATCGAATTATTCAAAACGGAAGAACGGCGGCCTACAATATTCAAACGAGCGGCACCACTACGGTTCTTCCAATTATTGGGAATGGGGTTTCTGGCACCTATTCCACAACAAGCCCGGTATTGACCGCTCTAGGCGTGACAGGCGTGGCACCGCCTACCGCAAGGGTTATAAACATTGCGGTTACGAACGTTTATCAAAACGGGTCAACATCGGACGTACTTGTTGCTCCATCTAGTAACTGGGGCGGGACAAACCGCGGGCCGCAGGGGAGTTCTGGCCAGACATACCCGGTTCAAATTGTGCAGACAGCAGCCGATTCGGTTTCTGCCTCCATCAATCTAGTCGGCTCAAGTATCGGCTATGCGGCCAATCAAGCGGGTGGCGCTGTTAGCTGCATAGGCTGGACCGATAGCGTAAACGCATAAAGGGGAAACCAATGCTCAATCCTGTCTCTGAAATAACCGGAAAATACACTCGACTAACGGCTGAAGGTCAGGTGATGGCCGGGGCTGGCTATATTCATACGATCAGCGTTTCGGGCCTTACGGCTACGCCAACGGCAGGGCTTTTGACGGTTTATGACGCGCTGACCGAAACTGGAACGGTGATTTATTCCGAGTGGGTATTCGCGACGGTGGTAGGCCATACCGTCACGATCAATGCGCCGGTTACTACGGGCGTTTATGTCGGGTTTGATGGCTCTCTTGCCAACGTATCGGTTACGGTGACAACGAGCCGCCCATGATCGAGAACTTTGAAAGTTCTCTGAAACTTGTTTTGAAGCACGAGGGGGGATTTTCCAATCATCCGCGTGACCCCGGTGGCGCGACCATGAAGGGCGTTACCCAGAGGGTATATGATGCTTTCCGGGATCGTGTAGGGAAAGAACGCCAGTCCGTTGCAAACATATCCAATGAGGAATTGCGCTACATTTATCGCAAGCAGTATTGGGACGCGGTGCAGGGCGATGACCTTCCGGCTGGAATTGACTATGTGGTTTTTGACGGTGCGGTAAATTCCGGTCCAGTTCAATCCGCGAAATGGCTGCAACGCGCTTTGGGATGCGCGCCGGATGGTCATGTAGGCCAAGCCACTTTGGCGCTCGCGCAGGAATATCCCGATCATGATGAACTGGTAAATGCGATTTGCGATCAGCGTTTGGCGTTCCTGAAAAGTCTCCGCACTTGGGATGCTTTCGGGAAGGGATGGAGCAGGCGTGTAAGTGAAGTCCGCACGGTGGGAACGGCATGGGCCGAAGATAATCGTGTTCCTGCGGATACGTTTGAAACGGTAGCTGCACCGGGCAAGGCGGATTCAACAGATGTTAAGATAACAGCCACGGAAACCGGCGACTTGGCTGCAAAAACAGGTGCGGGCGTTACTGTTACGGCGGCGACCGAGGCGTTGGAAAAGCTAACGCCATACTCGCATACATTCCGCATTATTGGGTATGTAGTTTTAGGGCTAACGCTAATCGTTGTCGGGTATTCGCTTTATAAAATATGGAGAAAGCGCGATGGCGTGGATTCTTAGTTTTGTAATGACGCCACTCGGAAAGTATGCGCTTGGCACGTTTGGCGTGCTTGCGTTTCTGACGACTGTTTACGTTACGGGATATAACAAGGGTTACAACAAGGCGATTGATCGTATCGCTGCACAGGATCAGGAAGCAACAAGCGCAGCAGCCGAAGCCAGAAAGAAAGTTTTGGCTTGCCGAAATAGTGGCGGTGAATGGAATGTGGAGAGCGGGAAATGCTCAAAGTAATTCCGCTTTTTCTTTTATTGGGTGCTTGTGCTTCACCCATGCCAGCGTCAACTGACGGAACATGTGATGTTTTCACGGCCCCGTCCTTTGTCATTAAGGGACAGACAAAGCACGATCAGTATTGGATAGATGACCAGATTGAAAGCGGCGTTGCTGCTTGCGGATGGAAGCGGCCTAGGGGGCGGCCTAAATAACGGGGCGTGTTGTGAACGATGAAATACACAAGCAGGACGATGGGGACTTTCGACCGGGTGAAAGGCAGGAAATTCGCCTATTCATGGAACTGCGCCGCGCCTCTATTCGTTTCTGGAGCAAGGTCCGTCAATGGGGGGCATGGGTAGCAGCTTTAATGGCCGGAATCGTTACGGCTATTCAGTTAGGGTTAGGTGAGTTCGTTTCAAGGTTGTTCGGAAGATGATGCACGCACTTACAAGGGCAAACATTTTCATGGATCGGCATGTCTGGTTAATCTTGCCGATAGCGGCATTGATTGTTGGAGCCTATGTTTATGAAGTACGCCAGCCCCCGGTTGTTCCTTCAAGCGTGCGCGGAGCGGCTTACCCTGAAGGTGGCGTTTATCGAGCGCAGCAATACTGCATTCGATGGGTTGCCGAAAGAAAGCGGATTTGTAAGTCGCGTGTTTATCGAGAATTTGTAGATTCCGTGGGAACTATTTTCCGGCTGGACGCTTCTAACGGTGCGCTGGCAACACATATTGGAATGGATTTATGGGCTGTTTGCTATCACGCGCCAGCAGCAGCGGCTTGGGGGAAAGGCTATCACAGGGCGTCAATAGATTTTAGCTGCGATCCGATTTCGGAAATTTTCCCGATCAAGTACCGGACGCCTGATATTCCGGTTGTCATTTTGCCGGACAAGCAATAGGATTTTTGGGAGGCATTTCGCCTCTGGAGGGTTCAAACTAGCCATTGACGCAAGCAGTTCTCGGGGATGAGGGGACGCTTGGCTGGCGTCCCCTCTGTCGTTTTTAGAACCCCTTGCGATAACCAACCTTCACGAGGTCCATTTCGTGCTTGTACGATCCGCCAATACACGGCGTTCCGCCAAAGCAAGCTGCTTCATCCGAAAAGTGATAACGCTGCCACTCGATATTGAGGGACGTACTTTTCGCCATCATATATTCGAGGCCAAGGCCGCCCGTCCAGCCAATCGGGGTTGATTTGTCGTTAAGGCCAATCGGGCCGAACGATACTGCGGTTTCAGCGCGGGCAGCGCCTACGCCGAAGGTTCCGTAAAGCAGGATCGGAGAATTGAGGGACACGCCGACAAGCCCGCGAGCGGAGCCAAACCAGTCGATCTTTCCAGCCACGTTAGCGCCGGGGATCGGGCTGGTATTGCCGTCAATGTCGCCGTAGCAAGCGTCAAGCACAACGCCGAGAACGATAGGGTTATTGAGTGCCTGTGCGCGGACGCCGCCTTCAACGCAGCCAAACCAGCCTTTTACATCGTGGTTGATGCCGAGGCCGTAGGACGTTTCGCCGTTGAAGCCATAGCCACCAGCAAGACCAAAAAAGAATCCGGTCCAGTTATTGTCCGGGACGGCAGCGCGGCGGGGAGCCTTTACGGGATCGGCAGCATAAGCCAGCGAACTGACCATGAGGGCAGAAAGGATGAGGATAAACTTACGCATTTTCAGGGTTCTCCGGTTTCTGGGACGTTTCTTATAGCAAAACTTGACAGTGCTGGAACGGGCCGAAAGACGTTTCTAGGGCTATGTGGCTTTTGGGTTACGGGCCGAACATGAGTATTACCGCACCGCAAAAGAAAGCAATAATCAACGCGGCGAGAAGCCATTTATCCGGCGGCATGGTTAATCACCGTTTGGGCTATTTCATCGTCACCGCTATGCACAAACAGCACTAGAGCGATTTTAAGCGGGTCTATCCCCTGTTGCTGCCAGAACAACCGTTCATTCATGGAATGTTGCTCCCTGTGCTTTTCCGGGCTTAGGGGAACTACCCACATATCGTCGGGCTTCTGGCCTTGGCCGGGATGATGCTTCCCCCATGTTACGTCTGCAAACCTGATATGGGCGGCTTCCACTCCGGGCCTTTTGGTAATGATGCAGGGGAGCGTTCTAATCCATTTCAGGTGGGCGGCGTATTCAACGCGCGGGCGGCGCTTGTCCGCAAAGCTGGATGAAAAGGCAATTGCGGGGCGGACGATACGCATTAAAGTTTCATCTCCGCGCGGCGATTTGCTTCTGCCGACTGGTTTTCGGAAAACCGCATCCGAATATATTCAAGCTGCGCCTTGAGCATATTGGCATCCTTGCGGGCTGTTACCATTTTCTCAACGTACTCGGTCCATTCCGGGGAAGCCTTTACGTCTCTTTCAGCATGGGCCACCGGCTTATCTCCTAGCTTGAGCATCATCTGGGATAAGGTTGCGCTTTTCAGTTCTTCTAGAATGGAAGCCGCCGCGTCTTTCTCAACGTACTGTTTCGCGATCATTCGATACTGTTCGCTGATTGGCTCGTTCGACATATTCTTTGTCCAGCATGTTATTTAGAATACGATAGGCTGCGCTTTCAGTGATATTCAAGCGGTCAGCAATGGCCACGGTATCAAACCCCTGTCTAAATAGGCTTAATACCGTGGCGTGTTTCATGGATCAGAAGGGAATTTCGTCGTCAAAACCAGATGCTTCAGCGGCACCCACAGGACGTTGCGGGGATGTTGCAGCAACAGATTTTTTTGCTCGCACTCGAATAGCCTCACGCATTTGACCCTGAAAGTCCACGATGTCCGTATAGAGCGTGATTTCACGGCCAATCCAGTTATCGGTATTGGTGCCGTAGGCAAAGGCAATGCGGTTTGCGTTGGTTTTGTTGCAGACCAAACACTTTTTCTTGCCCTGAAAAGTGATAATCAGCTTGTTACCGTTATCAAACTTTTTCATGTCGATTTTGTCGATTACTACAGTAATTTCCTGTCCTTGAAGGTCCGCAGCTTTCAGTGAGTCTCCGCCAAATACGTTTCCAAGTTCCATTTTCTTTTCCTATGCAGTTCTGATAGTGAGTTGATCGTCCCCGTTGGATAGTTCGGCCCCGGAAACGATAAGGCCGTCTTTCAGTGCAGTTTTGATTTTCGTTTTGTCAGGCTCTTTCTTTATCCGCCACATATCTTCCGGCAAAACAGCTTCATCCGTGATGATGACTTTTGGAGGTCCGGGCCGTACCGAAATTGTTGTTTCGCCCAGTTCAAATTTCCTTAGTGCCGCCGCGTTCATGACGGACATGGCGATTGCGCGGAGCCGTTCTTGTTTGAAGCCTAACCGTTCGGCGCGTTCTCCAAGAGTTTTCATGCGGGCGCGGGTTGCTTCCTCTTGATCTTGTGCGTTGCCAATTGCTCTTGTAATGCGCGTCAGAAATTCCTTTGCTTCGGTCTGTCCTTCAATGGTATCGGTTCGCAAGTCTGGATCGTCATGCAGTTCTGGATAGGCTGCAAGCAGGATTTTAATTTCGTTGACGATATGGAACGGGTCAAAGCGCATGTTCCCGCCTTCCCGCTTTAATATCCTCCAGCAGCTTTTCCAGACGTTCGGAAAGGCTCTTGGCGTCGTCGGCAATTCTTTTCAAATCGCCTTCAACGCTAGTAACGAAATTGATTTCCTGAAGCATAAGATATTCAGGAACATAGGACATAAGGCGGCGTTTTTCGTGCCAGAGACGTGAGGCGATGCCTTCAACTTGCATGGCTAGAATGTCAAGGTTCATGGTCCCTCCCTAAACCTATAGATTTACACTGTCAAGCGCGTTTTTTGCCTAGTTCCTTTGTTACATAGGCGTCAAACAGTTCCCTTGCTTTTCGTTCTGCTCTTGCAAGGCGGCCTTGTGTTTCGGCCACAAATTTCCAAGCAAGTTCGACTTCGGAGCGGGCGCTGCGAACTTCAGTTTCGATTTGTGCGAGTTCATCTAATTTGTTCATGGCCTACTCCCCTTTATCCGGTGTGGCGGCCAGATTTGCTTCCCACATCAAGCGCCCTAAATCTTGGACGGACCCACCGTTGGCTCTGGCTTTCCAAGCGAACCATGCGTCACGCGCGGCGTTGTGCATCGCGCTCGTTTGCGTGACCGGCACCCGTTTCCACCCATCTCCATCTGCTTGGAGATAGGCGCGGATGGTTTCAGCAGCGATAAAGCGCGCGATGTTGCGTTCATCTTCAGGATGGGGCGTATCGTTGGATAGCGTCCAGTCAATCCATTGGACATTGAGCCGCTTCCGCACGGCGGCGTGTGCTGCAATCGCCGCCACCTCCAGCGCCTTTGGGTTGAGGGTCATGGGCGTGCCAAAGCCCAGCTTGCACGCAACGGCAAATAGATTGGCCACGCGAGCGACAATGTGACTCCACATTGAGCGCGGCCCGCAACATCAGTTTGCCGTCCGTCAGGATGATAGCCGCATGTTTCAGACCATGAAATGGGGCCATAAAACACGACAAAGCCGACAACGTATGCCGCCAAGAGAATTTTGGTTTTCATTTCACTTCCCCTCCATCATTGCGATGATTGCGCGGGCGATTTCGGTACTGCAATAATCTGTCAGCGCGGTTGGAAAATCATCCTGTAGCAACTGCGCGATATTCTCCTCCGTCATGCGGGACATGGCGGTGAGGGCGCGTTCAACAGTCGGCATGTTCGCGTTTGGGATCACCATCGACTTTGGCGACCCGTCAGCAAATCGTTGGATGTGGCTTAGAATTAGCTGGCACTCTTTCGCGTATTCTTCCGGTGTGGGGCGGGTCATTTGTGGCCTCCCGGCGCTGGCAGCAGCGGCGGCATATTCCCGCTCTCATAGGCTTCCGCGATGCGCGGGCGGAGGTGGGTTGAAACTGTCTGCCCGTCTGGCATGACGATGTGCGCCATAAATTCGTCCTCGAAAGTTGTGATCTTGCTTTCGACGGCCTCAAGTTTTGCCTTGATGACGAGAAGCAACGCGCGCCAACGCTGACGGATTACTTGGTTTCGTTTGCCCTCGTCGGAGATTTGTTTTGAAATCGGCAGCGGGAGTTCAAACATTATCCGGCGTCCAGACGCCTCGAAGGCGATCATGGATCGTTCGAGGCTGTTGAAATACGCGAAGCCGGTTGCGCCGTAACGGGCCAAGGTCCGCTCGATCTCGTTCCGTGTTTGCTCGACCGGGACGCGCGTGCTTTGAGCGAAGCGGCTCATCTCTACTCCCCTCCCTGCGACTTGAGGCGGGCGGCTGGAAATTCCACATGAAGTTTTCGCACCGAAACCCATTGGCCGTCTGGATGCTTCCACATCAAATAGCCATCGAACTTTCCGCCGACGCAGACGGCGTGTTCTTGATCGGTCGAAATCATTCGGACGACTTGTGCCCGATCCAGTTGATTTGACCGTTCAGAGATTTCATCGAAAGCAGCCGCAATCTGGACTGCGAGGAAAGACACCCCCACGTCTTTATTTTCGTCGAGCCACGCGGCCCACAGGTCAGCGTTGTTTGTGTTTGGGCGTTCGAGAGGCGGCATCTTATTTCTCCCCCGTATTGGTCTGGGTGGCGGTGAGGGTGCGGCGGGCAATGGTCCCGCGATCTTTTTCTGCTTCGTCGGTCAGCGTCGATGTCGGAAAATCGTAATAGTCTTCCGCTGGCCAAACCCAAGCGTTTGCATAGAACTTCAACGCCTCCCGCAGCATCTTCACTTCCTGCGCTTGTGATGGCCGTCCGTGGCGGGCGCGTACAGCCTTTCGATCTTCTTCGATGGCTTCAGCAACCCGCTGCTCGCAACCGAGTGGGTGCTTAGTGCATTGATCCACAATCCAGCGCGAAAGTTCTCGAGAAAAAGCCGCGTGCAATTTCACATGCCAACCCATAGTCAGGATCGGGGTTGGCGACATTGACTAGTCTGCGTTTCGGCCAGTTCATTCCATTGGCTCCATTAACGAAAAAACCGAACGGATGTGAAAAAGAATTATTTCTTTGTGCGGTTCGAGAGAATCCCAATAATGATCCTCTAACAGTTTCAGTAATTGGCCCCCGTCGCGCGCTTTCTCTAGTGCGTATTCATTCAGCGCCACATCCCGATCTTCCCCTTGATCGGGGGATGGCGTTGGATCGAGCATCCAGAAATGACACTTGCTGCAAATCCTTCCGTCATCGCCGTCCGAGTTTTGGTGCGGCGACCAATCGTGTTCGCACGTCTCAAATTCTTTGAGTGATTCGGAATGGCAATCGTCGCAAAGGTAAACGTCCCCGTGCCTGTGCATCTTCTCATAGTCGAAATTTTTTCCGCACGCTTCGCAGCCCATTAAGTCAAATTCGTCATCGTCTTGATCGGGGGCGGGGGATTGAAGGGCGGCTTGGTGCTCAAGATAAAATTGAGCGAGCGCCTTTGTCAGTTTCAGAAGTTCGCCAGTGGCGGCCAGAGCATCGGGCGTAATCCTAGCTCCGGCTTCAAACGTCTTTGCCAAGTTGATACGCTCGATCAATGTGTCGAGTGCTGAAACGTCCACAGCATTCCTATCCGATGCGTTCATGGTCATGCAGCCTTCCTGCGCTTGGCCTTCCTGCGCTTGGCCTTCCTGCGCTTGGCCTTCCTGCGCTTGGCCTTCCTGCGCTTGGCCTTCCTGCGCTTGGCCTTCGTGGCGGCCTTGATGAGTTGAATCAGCTTGTCGGACATGTGGACATAAGCCGCGCTCTCCGCGCTCGTCGCGCTCCACGCCGCGCTCTCCGCCGCGCTCTCCGCGCTCGTCGCGCTCCACGCCGCGCTCTCCGCCGCGCTCTCCGCGCTCGTCGCGCTCCACGCCGCGCTCCACGCCGCGCTCTCCGCGCTCGTCGCGCTCCACGCCGCGCTCTCCGCCGCGCTCTCCGCGCTCGTCGCGCTCCACGCCGCGCTCCACGCCGCACTCTCCGCGCTCGTCGCGCTCCTCGCCGCGCTCGCCGCCGCGCTCCACGCCGCGCTCGCCGCCGCGCTCGCCGCGCTCCTATCGACTGGCTTTCCCTTCGTCAGCGGAACCAGCACATCGGCACATTGCTTGATCGCATCGCGCACAAGCGGATGATTGATGCCGGGGGTCGTCTTTTCGTCGGTGAGCAGCCAGTGAAGGAATTTCCAGCCGACCAGCGAAAGATCAGCACCGGGTTCGACCGCGTTGATAAACCGCAGCGGCCATTCCTTTGTCTTGCCATTGGGCAGTCCTTCAAAAATCACATCTTCCAGCCGCGCCAGCATTCGCGGGATGCCGAAGCGGGTTTCGTATTCAGCGTGGTCGCCGGAGTGGATCGTGCAGCCGACCGCACAGCCCTTGCCATCGCGCCAGTATGGACCCTTTACAATGGCATCGGCTTTCGCGTGCGCCTTTAACTGCTTTACAATTTCAGGCTTGCTGACGGTCGTATTTTTGAATGCGATGAGTTTTGCGTTCACTTGCTTTCCTCCGGGGTGGGGCGGGCGGCGCTAATCTCAAACAGTTGTTTAGGGGCCGTGGGTGCCTTGTCCGTGCGCGGACGCGACGAGCTCGCCCAAGAGCCGCCTTTCGTTTCACCGATGCACCGCCAGCCAGCGGCCTTTACGGAAATTCCTGTTTCGGTTTTCAGGATGTAAGTTCCGATCCGCTTGAAGCCGAGCGCGAAAGCAGCTCGCGCCGCTGCGCCGTACAAAAAAGAGCAGGCGTTGCGCGTGCCGTCCGTGCATAGGCGCGTGACCTCTGCCGTCACGCCGTCATCGCGCATTCGGGAAACGGGACGGCCAACAATCGCAACCCCAACGAGCTTTCCGTCATTTACCGCTCCGAGGGAAAATAGATGCCCGACGACCGGCGGATGATGGCGATGGAGCGAGGCGACAAAGCCGTTCGCCTCTGCAAGGGAAACGCGCGCCAGTTCAAGCCCCATCATCTTCACTCCCCTGCCTTCGATGCGGAAAGGGCGGTGAAGGTCACCCGGTATGGTCGATGCTTCGAGCGATGATCGAGTGTGCAGTAACGGCGAAACGCATCCTCGTGCGTTTCGGCTGGCAGCATCTCAATCCCGTGCCCTAGCGTGCCGCCCTTCCATGAGCCTTTTTCGGGGCCGACTTCGCTCTTAAATCGAATGTCGAGTGAGCGACTTTTCTTTTTTGGCGCTATGTGGCCAAGCCAACGAAACCAGCCTGTTCCGAGGCTCCACTCGCGTTCCTCGATGTAGGTTTCGACAGCAACCCGCTCGCCGTCATAGTCAATGATCGAAAATGGAACGCGACTAACAGCATCGACAACCTTTCGATGCTCATCCCACGGACAATGGGCTACGTCCCCGGCAAGTGACCCGTCCGCATTGTAGATGCGATGCGCGATCTGCCTCCATTGTGCCCACGGCAAGAAGCATCCCCACGATTGTGTCGTCGAGCTATCCATCGTCTGTGCGCCCAGATGCACAGACAAATGATTGTCGCTTAGGGTGAGGCCGTATTCACGCGGGTGTTCGTCCCAATATCCTTCGCCTTTGGCCCACTCTTTCCCGCGTAGGTCCACCCACTTTCGCCAAGGTTTGATGATCTGCGGAAGTTCGCAAATCATCGTCGCGCCGAAAGCTTGAAAACGGATATTGCAGCCGGGGCATTCCCGATCTTCGCTTCCAGACGAAAGCATGATCGATAGCGGTCTCCAGCTATCGCGATACGCGAATGTCAGCGGGCCAACGTGATAGTCGTTGTCGCTCCAGCGGCGCTTTCGCTTCACCTCCATCTTCTGTGTCACGACTGCTCTCCGTTATTATGTTCAGGTGCGGGGGTGAGGGCGGCGCGTACCGACTCATATGAACTTGCGCGATAGGCCAGCGAGATTTTGTTCTCGGCATCCCACTCGCGCTGGCGGGCTTCATTGGCTGCGCGTAGCGTTGAGAATGTCCCCATTATCCCGGCTCCTTAGTGGAGGCGGACGGCTGATCTCCGTTGGGTGAGAGGGCGGCGTCGATTTCATCACAGAGATAGTGATTATCCGGTAGAACCAGCCGAGCGTTTTTCAGCAACTCCACCAGCTTCGGATACTCATTCGCTGCGTGGACGATGTAGCGGGCGTTGGCTTCTTGCTCGGAATGCGGCAGTTCGGTATCTTGGTCGCATTCAGCAATCGAGAAGGTTCTCCCGCTAGAAATTTTCGTGCAGTACACCACGTTGTGGTGGGCCCACCACGGCAGCGGCGTCATTCCCTCAAATTGCTTCATGTAATCATCCGGCATTGTTATTTCCCTTCTGTAGGGTGGCACTTACAAAACAGTCCATGCGGTAGCGATTAAAAGCGCGGTGAAAATCCCAACGGACAAGCGATAGGAAATAACCATCCAGTAGAGTTGAAATGCGCGGGTCATTTGCGCTTCGCCTTTTTCTTGGCAGGCGTTTTCTTCTTGGCCGCGCTCACCCATTTCTGGATCGCGGCCATCCGTTGCAGATGATCGACAAGCGCCATTGATTCATCGCCAAGCGCCGTTCCCCCGCGCGTTTCTTTCCAGTGCTTGCGGGCTTCCGTGAAAGTGAAGTAACGACAGCCCGCGATAATCACCGGGCCGTCTTTCGTGTTTGCACAGACGAACGTGTATCCGTCCGAACGAGTGGCCGCGATGATCGGTTTTTCGACCCACGCATTGCCGGAGACCCGCGCATCGCCGGAGACCCACGCATCGCCATAGACCTGCGCATTGCCGTTGACCCGCGCATTGCCGTTGACCCGCGCATTGCCGGAGACCCGCGCATCGCCATAGACCTGCGCATTGCCGGAGACCCACGCATCGCCGGAGACCCGCGCATTGCCGGAGACCCGGGCATCGCCAAAGGCCTGCGCATTGGCCAAGACCCTGGCCTAGCGAGAAACCGCCGCCTTGCCGGGCGCCCGGGAAATGAGCGAGGCCCTCGCCATGCAGTCGGACCGCGGCAGCGCGTGAACACCG